TTTGCTTCATCTCGGCTGTAACGACGGCCACCATACATACGACCACGACGACCAGAATTACCGCGCATATAATTACCGCCAGTCATTCCGCCACCGTTGCCGTTATAACCGTCATAATTCCCATCATTGGAGTATCCGCTATCCATCATAGCTTCCGAAGTGAGCATATCCTTTTTGATGTGTTCGAGCTTGTCAAGATATTCGATTTCCGTCATTGACAGCTTGCCATCTTTCTGGATTTTTTGCTCAATTTCTTCAATTTCATCACAAATGTAATCAAAAATTGCGTTCATTTTTCACCTCATGCGATTCGGTTGATACTGAGACTGCCATCAACAACGTTGATGAGCGGTGTCGGAACTACAGTAGGAGTGTTCACCGTACCATTGACATACTCAACAGATACGGTAAAACAACATCCTTTCGGAACATCAATCACAGCACGACTTGTGACGTTTCCGTACTCTTCAACTGCCGCAGGTGTGAAGATAGCTCGGCTTCCCTGACGTTCTTCGCCTTGCACCGTGATTGCTGTTGCAATTGGTGTTACGGCGCCACCTGTCGGAATTGCAATGTTACCAGTAAATTCCACTTCGTATCTCGCGAAACAAGCACTCGGATTGTTTACGATACCACGGAGAGTAAAAATCCCTGAACCTGTACTGTGAATAACATAGCCACGAGTACAGCGGATAGAATCAATAAAGGAAATCGGAGTATTCAGTGCTACCGATTCAATTGAATCCCTTGTTAGATACTCTGCCATTTGTACCGCTCCTTATGCAAAAGCTCCGCAACCGCAACCGCAACCCTGATTACCGCCACAGGTAAAAATCGGCTGATTTCCGTAAACAGGTTGAGTGGGAACCGGGCAATTCTTCAGACGATTATACAGAGCATCTACTTCAGCATTCATTCCCTGCTGGAATGTAGCAGTCTGAGCCGCCTGAGAAGCTGCAAGGTTTGCCATGTTGAGCTGATTCTGTAAGCCAGTGTTTTCACGCTGAGCCTGTGCTAACTGACCTTTCACCCCATCGAGTTCGAGCTGACACAGCTTGTCAAGAATGGACTGAGTGTTTCGGTTAGCGTTTTCAAGCAGGTCACGAGTATTGTTTGCATCAGCGAAGCGTGTAGCATTTCCTTCATTCTGGATGATATTCTGTGTCTGGCAGGATGCAAGGCGGTTATCACAGCAACACTGAGCAAGCTGTGCCTGAAGCCCATTAAAACCCTGATTCATAGCGGTCTGCATCGCAAACGCATTCTGCATATCATTCATCTGCGCATTGGTGATGCTGGCATTCACCCCGGCGAAACCACCGCACAGAGCGGTCTGGACATCGCCAAAACCGGAAGTAATGCTGTTCTGAATCCCCTGAATAGAGCTATTCAGCATCTGGTCACGGAATCCGTCATTCATCTGATTGGACTGGTTCATCCACGGATAAAGACCGAAGCCATTGCCACCGCCATAGTTTCCACCACCATTGCCACCATTACCCCAATTACCATTGAACATACCGAAGAACAGGAACAGAATAATGAGGTAAAACAAAGAACCGCCATCGTAACCGAAACCGTTGTTTCCTCTGGAATTTCCAGTAATGGCTGCCAGATCAGCAGCCGACATTGAGTCGGTAGTCAAAGACATAATAACTCAACTCCTGAAAATATGGATTTTTCAGAAACTCATGTTTATTTCACGAGCTTCTGGAATTGATTAGCTAACTGGAATAATGTGTTGTACTGTTGCTGATTCATGCGCCCGGACTGCAAAAGTTCTTGAACCATTTGCTTCGGGTCTCCTGTAAAGTTTTGCCGAAATTCATTGAATTTCTGAAGCATTTGTAAAGGATTGTTGTTAGGCTGTTGGAATTGATTTTGAAACATTCTTAAGCTCCGCTATTCTTTTTTCAAATTCTTCGCGTGTTACAAAATCAGCTTGAATTTGCTGTAACGAAGCCTGTTTTTCTTCTTTGAATTTTCGATTGGATACCGGCATTCCAGAGCCATTCGTCTCTTTGATGTAGACTAAACCAGATTCATTGTCAATCAAAACGATGGTCTGATTCGGTGCCATCAGATAATCGTCAGCGGCTTTGTCGCCACCTCTGATAAATGCGACACTGATGTTATTCATCTGCCGTTGTGATTGTTGCTGTGGTTGCTGTTGTGCGCCGAACTGCATCTGTTGAGGTGTACTCGTATTTGTATTTATCCCATAAGGATAGCCAGCTCCCGTCCAAGGATTAGTGTAGACATAATCAGGCGAACCGAACATATTTCACTCCTTTGAAAAGAAAAACATCGGGACTTTCTCCCCAGAATTCCAAGCGTCCAACCAGTCCCCCTCCTGAACGCATACGACATGGCTACCAGTTCCGACGATGAAAGTCCCGGTGTTATGCTCTTCAGCAAAATCTTTGATTGTGTAGCAGAACGGGCAAGTGTCTTGCAATCTGTGATACTGCCATCCTCTGTCAGTCAGGTATGTACCCCAAACGTCATTGGATGAAGGCATATCACCCATCATGTATCCTTGTAAACATAGGTCAAGATATATCTTTGCCCACGGCTCCATTAAAGCCAATGATATTGCCCTGATAGTACAATCCCCAACGTTCTTTCCGTTAGGGTTCGGGTTTGTTTTTATCCATCTGCTCATTTATCGAGAATTTGCGTGTCGTTGTCGTGTACAGCTATCCACATCGGAACACTCAATGGAATGACTTCCATGTAAGTGTAACCGTTGCGTTCAGTGGTATTTCCTGTGTAATAAAATTTGTGGCCGGGCTGAAAAGTCGTTCTGTCATCAAAACCGCGAAAGAAGGCTTTGCATCCAAGCGGAGCCACTACTGTCACGGTATCACCTTCCTCAAAAGCATCTGCACCTTTCAAAGTGGTTGTTGCATTTTTTGCAACAACCACACTATCATCGGTATTTGTCAGTACCGTCATTGGGTCAAAGGCTTTACCAAAATTATCCCTCAACTCAAAATGTAAATGCGGTCCTGTACTATTGCCACTTGTGCCTGATTCTCCGATTTTTTCACCTTTTCGTACAGTCTGGCCAACCCTGACTGATACAATTGATAGATGCGCATATAGAGACACATTCAAATCGCTGTGTCGAATCATCACCATGTTTCCATAGCCATTCGGATTCCACCCAGCAAAGAAAACAGAGCCATTTTCACTTGCTAAAATTGTCGTACCAAGTGGACACGCATAATCTATACCAGTGTGAGGTTCATTTTTGTACGTCACACCGGGAATTATTTCACCAAATTTCTGAGTTATAGGGAAATCACCGCTAAATGGTTGCCTGTAGGTCATTATGCTACTTCCGGTTCGATTTCATTCTTTGACCACCATGATACAAGCTGTAAGCAATATTTCACGGTTTCAAAGTCATTCAATTCTAATTTCTTACCGAGTTTTTTTAGTCGTTTTCGCTCATCTTCTTTGAGATAGAGCGTCATTGTAAAGGTTCCGTCAGGATTTTTGCACAGGTTCTTCATCCGGCACCTCCGGAAGCCCCGCAAGACTTGTAAGAATTGAAAGAACACCTGCTAACGCAGAGGATGACGCAACCGCAATCCAATTTACCTCTTGCATCATTGCACTGGTTCCGATTGTAGCAATTGCTGTCTGGCAAACCGTCCTTAACGCCCTAATAAGACTTGCCTTTAGCCATTCTTTTGTGAATACTTGCTTGCTCATTTTATCTTCCCTTCCAAGCTATCGAATTTCTTGAAAACGGTTTCCATGTCACGTTCAATCAAAGCGATTCGCTCACCAAATTTATTGTGAGTATCAACTTTCACACTCAACTCGCCTATTTGCTTTGACAGATTCTTGATTCTTTCCTCATTCAAAGCATCGCGAGTATTTGAGGTAACTATCACTGATATTATGGTTGGGATTGCAACGCATAGTCCGCTGATAAGTGCGGTAAGGACGGTGGGATTCATAATTTTACCGTCCATTTCATTTTATCATATTTCAGGAAAATTGCAACCATTATTTTACTTTTCTCCTTATAAAAAAGGCGTGTCAACAATTACTTGTCAACACGCCTTCTCAGGGTCTATGTTCTTGACATTATTATATCATGATTTTATGAAATTTACAGTAAGTATCCAAGCGCAGTTGAGAGCACATGATTCACCGCAGCGGACACCTCCGCGTCGGTCACCTCACTGTCCGCCTTGACAGATTCCTCACCGATCACCAGCACCGAAAGCGCACGGGCATAATTATCCAGATTGTGAACAGCGAACTTCAGGAAATTATCCGTCTGTTCCCGCAGCGTCTCATCCTCGATGGATGCCGTCCCATTCGTTGCCCAGTAATTCAGCCAATCCGTCAGCGCGATCTTGCACTGCGCCTGAAAGCTATCCGACACAAAAACATTATTTCTTTCGTTGTAATTCATTGTTCCTCCCTAATTAGTTATATACATAAAGGAAAAGTCAAACGCTACACCGGCATTCCATTGTGATAAACTGGCCGGTTTGTTAAATGTAATATTTCCATTTGCCGCTACCACAATCATTCCTGCTTCATACCCGGCATCACCCGGACTGCCTGCCCAAAATGCAGACCACTTACCAGGACGATATCCGTCAGGCATTACGCCTAAAGTAACGCTACTGGTCGTAAGCGCATTCTTCAATTTGACACTCTGTCCGGTAACATACACAAACTTTCCAATCCTCCGATAATCGATACTTCCATCGAACACGCTAGCGTTCTTCAGTGACAGCCATCCGGAATCCGTTCCGCCGGTTCCGCCCTGTTCTGTTGTAATTACATTTTTTGAAGTCAGAATATTGAAAACTCTGTTGGAATCGCCGCTGTTATCAAATTTCGGGAAATAATAGTTATCGTATGAATTTCCCACCGCTGTATTTTTCTGTTGCAAGTATAACTCAAAAGAAGAATTAAGCCCAACAGACAACGACGCGGTACCTCGGATTAATTCTATAGATGAACCGATTGCATTCTGTTTCCTGTCTAAAGCGGTCTTCACCCCGCCGGAAGTGACCGGGTTCGTACTGTTCGCCGTCGGTGTGGTATCAAACGTCAGCGTGTCCTGCTTTCCATCCAGAGCGGTTTTCACCCCGCCAGAAGTCACCGGGTTCGTACTGGATGCCGTCGGTGCGGTATCAAACGTCAGCGTGTCCTGCTTTCCATCCAGAGCGGTTTTC